TAGCCTGAGGAAGATCCACCCCATACCCACCAGCATCAGAACTAACAAGGATGCGAGTACCAGGCTGAGTCTGAAACTTAAGCTTAGACTCTTCTTTAGCTTTTGCATTCATCTCTCCGGTGTATGGTGCGCTGCCCCAATCCATAATTAAGGCATCACGAATGATATCAACCATGTGCACATAGCTGGTAAATATAACAGCTTTGTTTTTCTCATCAGAGTTTAGGAAGTTATCTACATACTCTTTGAGAGCAGAGAGTTTAGGATGCTTATTAACACCTGTAAGTCGACCTGAATCCCGTAGCTCTCCTACATATCCAGAGGAGTCTGCAGAAAAATCTAACAGCTGTGGGTGGTCACACAACATACGTAACGCGGTTAGTTTAGACATAATCCTTCCACGTAAAGCGTCTGCTCCCTCGAAACTATCGGCGTGACCATAGTGACTGAAGATGTCAAAAGATGCTCCATAAGAATCCATAGCCTCATCTAGATCATTAAGGATCTCATTAGCAATACTCTTATAAAGCTTTTTAGATGCTGAATCAAAAGGCACAAGGATTGGCTCAGCAAAGATTGTTTCTGGTAGGTAAGGTGCGACGTCTTCGTCAGTCTGACGTTTGCGAACACACGCCTCCATCAAAGTCTTATTAAGTATAGGAAGATTACGGTAACGCTCTACACCACCAAAACGGTTGCGAACAATAAAGGTTTGATCAAAGAGATCAAAGCGTCCTAACAAGGACGGATCTACAAACTGCATGATTGAGTACAGTTCTTCTGGCTTACCGTTTTCTACTGGTGTACCTGTTAGAGCAAACTTGTAGTCGCTCTTAAGTTTCTTTACATACTTGGATCGTTTTGATCTAAAGCTTTTGATTGCCGTTGCTTCGTCGCAGACAATGAATCCCGTAGGGAGCTGTCGTATGTACTCCCAGTCGTTAACAACTTGCTCGTAGTTAATAATGACATAATCAACCAACGAATGCCCCCAGTCGAGTGCTTCGATGTACTGAGCTTCTCGTTGTTTTGGCGTTCCATCAATAACCAAAGGTGTTGAAGTTCCATCTGTAAACTTTCTAATCTGGTCAGCCCACTGATACTTAAGGCTGGAAAGACAAATGATAATCCCTGGCTCCCGGATTGAACCGTTGTCCATCAACTGTTCGAGCGCAGCTATTGTCAAGACTGTCTTTCCCAGCCCCAAATCATAAGCCACCAACATCTTGCCGCGGTTGCACATAGCTTCTACGGCCTCGGGTTGATATGGCAATAAAGTACCTGTGAAGGTCATACGAGTTCGTCTCTCCTCCAATGGATAAAAGACTTTACGTAAACAATTGCATAAGCAATAGCAGAAAAGATAAAACCGTATTGCTCAGTAGTGACGGCATATACGATCCAGATTACTTCGTTAACTAGTAGGACTAACCAGCCCCAGATAGTTTTCTTTCCCACGAAGTAGATTCCGCAAACACCGATGGCAGCTAAAACCCAAGACCAGTACATACCTGCCCCCTAACTGTAGATTGCGGATTCTCCGAATACGCAGTGCTTAGCATTTTCAATTCCATATACTACCTGATCCCTGGTCATGTCACCGATGTCTTTGGCGCCACTATCTCCATAAGCAAAGAACCAGCACTCCATGCCAAGCTTCTTAAGCTTAGCAAACATTTCCTTGGAGGCTTTCTCCCCAGCTGGATCGATCTTTGGGTTATCAAATGCCAGTATTAATTTGTCAGCTTGACGCATTAGGTCAACCTGCTCAGAGCTTACAGAAGCTCCAAAGGTAGAGACTCCGTAAGACCCGATTCTTAAAGATCTTAGATATACAACATCTAAAGGAGATTCTACTACAATCATAGTTCCTCCAAACCAGACGTCCAATCCAAATAAAGTCTTAGACTTCTGAATACCGGCTGGACGGTTTCTAAAGAGCCTATTGCTCTGACCCTTCTCTTGCCAACCCATAAGCTTTCCACTATCAGCATGACGGATAGGTGTGATCCACGCCTCTTGACGCCTATCCCACTTAACGTCGTGATCAAAGCAAGCAATCTCAGTTAATTTGCGAGCTTGCAAAGCCCAGTCAGGTGGAGCATCAAAGACAGCAAGACGGGCTTCGCTCATCTCAACTGGTCTAGGAATAGACACGTAGCTATTACGCATTTCCTCCATTTGCTTTACAAGAAGATCAAGGTCTACCTCAACGTTAGCTCGCAACCAATCCTTGGCTGCTTCTAAGTCAAGACGTCCCCACTCTGTCTTAAGCTCTAGCACTTCCGCGACAAGAGTTATAAGAGTTCCCTTGTATCCACAGGAGAAGCAGTGGTGGACACCAGTCTCAGCGTTGATCGACCAAGATGGGTTGTGATCTTCCTTGCCGGTTCTCTCTAAGTGCATAGGGCACCAACCAGTCAGCTCACTGTTCCGCTGAGTGGTATCAATACCTAGACGCAGTAATGCCTGCTGTACATCGCCTTCTCTATACATTAGTCCACCGGTGTTGGAGCGGTTGCAAGCGCACCGCATAGCGCACATTCCATATCAAGCATGTAGAGAGAAATCTCTCCATCCTCAAACATCGCCTGCACCTTCCACAGCATTGAGCCGCAGATACATACATGTAGAGGAGCTTCTTTATCTCTAAGATCTAGACTCATACTCTTGCCCTCTTCCTACGACGCATTAGGCGCCTCTCATGAGGAGTTGTTCCTCCCCAAATACCATCAAGCTCTGGATTCCTAAGCGCATACTCAAGGCAGTCTAGAGTTAACGGACAGCTCTTGCAAATAGCCTTAGCTGTGTACATATCTGCATACTCTTCAGGCGTCGTATCTGTAAGGTCGTCCCGCTCTTTTGTAAAGAAGAGTTCAGGATCTACCTGTGCACAAAGTTGACTGCCATCAAACAATTGGTGTTCCGAATAGAGATCCATACTCTTCAAACTTTCCTTCCTCCCAGTCCCACAATAGGTCACTTGAAGCCGGTCCGCAGTTACGGCTGGCTACGATCTTAAGCTCACGAGATGTATCGTCTTCCTCGTCTTGCTTTTGCAGACCAAGGATCACATCTGAGTCCTGATAGAACGAGGATGAATATCCAATTGCGTCCGCGGAAACTTGACGCTTCTTCATCTTCCAGAGAAGCACCTGAGTGGAGACGACGATAGGAATCTCTTTAGCCATAGCAAGGTGCTTAAGGCCACGAGTTATATTGGTGAGTGCTTGAGGAGAGTTGGACTCGCCACTGATCTCGTCAAGCATAAGATAAACACCGTCAACAAAAACAATGTTAGGGCGCAGCTTATCAATCTTTGCTGCAAGACCTGTAACTGTCATTGCTGATACGGAGTCTGTTAGATAGAAGTTATGCATAGTCTCCATATTTGTGAGAGCTGCTTTGTAGCGAGCTTCCTCGTCTGGATTAAGAGAACCACGGATAAGTCGAGAGTGTGCGATCTTGGCACGCATTGCATCGTGACGATGTTGCTGCTCAATGTTAGTCATCTCAAAAGATTGAAACATTGGAACAAAACCATCTTCGTGAATGTTTACAGCAACCTGCATTGCAAGCACAGACTTACCGGTCTTAGGTGGTGCGATGATCGTTACTAGTTGTCCTGGTTGTAAACCTGCAGTTGCCTGATCAATAGTTTTGAAACCTGTAGCCATACCAAGCAAACCATTGGGACGAGTCTTAACACTTAAGTACTCATCAAAACGATTCATAGGATCTTTAGTCAGATCGATATCCGTTGACTCTGCTACACCCTCGTCAGCAATACGAGCAACACCGCGACTCATCGCAGCAATAGCAGCGTGGTGGTCTCCCTGAGAGATAGCCTCTGCTGCGCTTTGTACTACATCAATAGTGTGTTGACGTTTGCGGTACTCAACTAACTGATCTACAAGATACTCGAGTGAATCTTCTACAGCCAGAAGGTTGTAGGTAGGGAAGTTATCCTTAACCGTAACAGCTGTAGGTACCTCGCTGTACTTAGTCCAGTGATTCCTAAGGAACTGCCAGATCTGTCGATTCTCATCAACAAAGAACCAGCTGTCTTGAACACCAGCCTCTAACAGCGGGGCGATGTCACGGGTGCGGATAGCACGAGACAGTAACCTGATCTCATTATCTGCTGCCATTAGACCTTCCCCTCAATGTTAATGTACTTGCTTCCATATCGTAATCCACGTTCTGGAATATCCACAACTCCGTACAGCTCTGGTCTGTAGGGAAGCTCGGCAACTAGATCAGCAACTACGTTATAGGCAATGTAATAGTTAAATGGGTTGGTACCAAGGTTGTCAAGATCCTCCTGTACCCGATCCATTTCTTTTTGAGTGTAGCCGAACCCGACTAACTCCAAGCGGTACTCATATTTCTCTGCAAAACGCCAAAACAAAGAAAGAGATTGTCGATTGTAAGTTACCTCTTCACCGAAGACAGGTATCCCTAGAACCTTCTTAAAGGTTGGGTTGCGATCGATGATGCAGTCAATAGCAACTGCAATTCTTGGAGGAACTTCATTTGAAATGTCGCCCCCACGCATAGTTAAATTACCTCGATTTTTCCGTAATCGATAAGTAACTTACGAAACAGTTTTGGATCTTTACTAGCGATGATGGTGTCTAGCTTAGATGCTCTGTTAGAAACTTCAGTTGGGTACACCCCACCGTTTTCTTCCATACGAGACTTGACGAAGCGAGTGTGCTTACAGTTGCTTCGTGAATCAAAACCAGGGCAAGAACAACGAAGTCGTTCTGTAGAGATGTTCATCTCAACTTCGTGTACGCCAGTATCTGATAAAAAGATCTGAGTAACTTGCCAGTAATTCATCTTTGTCCTAATCATCGTCGTCGATCCCCTCCGGTAGCAATTATGTCAAGAGGAACAAAAGCTTCATGCCCAAAGCTCCCCATAGATTCTCCATACATTGAATCCCACTTGTCTAGAGAATAGTTGGTTGTAACGATAGTTGGCAACCCAGCATTAAATCTGGCACGTAGTAAAGCATCAAAAGTATTTTCAGCCCACCCGCTTGCAGTTCTGTACTCCTTGCCTAGATCATCTAGAACTAGAAGACGCACATTGTTTTCACGTCCAGCCTCACCATAAAGACCATTGATAAGTACTTCAAGTGAGTCATCGAACTCTGACCATTGTTGCTTCTGTAAACGAAGAAGCTTTGGGTAATCAAGAAATACTACTGGACGCTTTGCAGCAGAACCTGTAGTACCCCAACCAATTGGAGCCATAGTGCGAATCAATGTCTGAGCAGTTACCGATGCAAGAGTTGTTTTGCCATGCCCTGGCTCTCCTTGTAGTAGAAGACCAAGTCCGCACTTCTTATCTCCGGCAGCAGTGATTACTCGCCCTTCTTCGACAAGCTTGATCCACTTGTAGATCTCATCAATGACTGGGTTCGGATCCAGATCAGAGAATTCCCACCCAACGCTTTTTGTTGGGAAGCCAGCAGCATTGATCTGTGCCCTGACGCTTCCAGGTAAATCTGATAACGAATACATTAGTCCTCCAATAGCTTAAGCATTTTCTCTTGATGCTTCTTCAAAGCACCCTCATCACCATCTGGCTGTTCGTCTCTGTGAACTACTCCGTGAATGGTCGGATAGTATGCCACAAATCTGCGCCACAGCGGTTCACCGATTCCAGCGTCACGAAGTAATCGTGGATCAGCAAAGAACATTCTAATCGCCTTAAGCATTCCAAGTCTAGTTGCGCCTTCGCCAAACATCTTATGCATCCAAGAGCGGAAGTGATCGCGGTTCATCTGACCTGGAGTTCCTGGTGCAGCATCACGCATCAAGTCATAGAACTCAGCGATGATGTCATTGCTGTCCCACAACTCTTCGGGACGTTCGTTACGACGCATGTGCTTTGGCACTGCTTTCT